TTTATGTACAAAATACAAACAAGTTTGTAGTACAGACTTAAATCAATATAATATAAACGTATGAGGAAAGTACAGAAGTTTTAATGTTTAAGAACTATACTTCTTGTACATAATGGTGTAACCTGTTGATATATAGATAGGTACACCAATATAGACTATCAAACACAGATTCATTTTAGGTAAAAAGATTCCAATCCACCTATTAAACCCCAATTACAAATCTACCCTATTTTGGATTCATTAACTTAATAGCTCAGGTCAATTACAAAGCTAACAAAGCTCCGGTCAATCCAGTATCCAACCACTCCACGTATCTGAATATCCCCCCTATTGTTGTATCTATAATAAAAAAGGAATCCTATATATGGGATTCCTGTATATGAAAGCTAAAAATTTTTGCAGTTTTTTATTCGGTTATCTCGAATTGTAGAGCTGTTCCTTCCTTGAGTCTTACTCTTAGATTGCTGAGAGATAGAATATCCGAAGTATTGATTGCTTCTATTGAGAGTTCTAAAGTTCCCTTGATAGTATCTCTGAGATAAGTACCATACATAGCTTTGAAGTCGGGATTACTATAGAGCCATCGAGTAAAGAGTCCTTTATTGAAGAACATCTTATCTTTACCAACTTCCTGATTAGGTATCACAGAGTTTCTTATTTGTAGCCATAATCTATCTCTCACAAACTCTCTACATTTGTAATCAACTTTTGCTAATATGGTATCACATCTTTTGCAGATTGGATATTTCCCATCTTCGGTCTTACGAGTATTTCGGAATACATGGAGGTCTTTATAGGTCTTGCAGGATGGGCAATACTTTTTATTTTTATTATTCATCTATCAATCCCTGAAAGTAGTTTTATCGCTATTACACACACAAGAATGTACAATCCCGATGACATATAATCACCATCTTTCATTGTAACTACTATCTCATTTAGAGATATGAGTGTTAGTATTATTATTATAAATTCTATCATTATTTGATCTCCTCTGATGGTAATAAATACATTATTGTAAAAGAAAGTATATATATTTATTTTAAAATAGGGAGATTTTGAGATGTTTTATAAAGGAATAAATCTTAACAATATACTTTGGGATTATCAATCAGGTGATCGCTGGAGTGCAAGTTCAAGAGCTTATGATTTATTCGGAAGCTCTTTGTTTGACGGTATTACTGTATCCATATCTGATATAGATTGGTGTCAAGCTATCTATAATGATAAATATCCGAATGAAGTATATCTTATCCAAGCTGTAGATTTTGATGATTCTGATTGGATGGAAGCTAAGAGATTGGTAAAAGATACTATTGAAGTAAAACAGAGAGCTTCGATCAGGAATGAAATAATTTCTGCAAAAGAAGAAGATCAGGATAAGATTAGGAATCAAGAATCTTTGATTAGAGCTTTGGAATCCTGCAATGGTCAAGTAACAATGGCGTGTAGGACAGCAAAGATTCCGAAATCTAAATATCTATTTTGGGTAGAAACAGATAAGATATTTAGAGATCGGGTGGTTGAAGTGAGAGATAGAGTTCTCGACGATGTATCATTCACTTTGATTCAGAATGCTAAAGATGGTGATATACATTCTATAAAATATTTTATGGATGCGAATGCTAAAGATCGTGGATATGGTAATGGTGGTAATAAGCAAGATAATCTTATCTCGGATGAAAGTGTCGATCTCAATAGATTGTCAATAGAAGAACAACAACAGCTACTTACTTTAATTGAAAAAGCTAAACCTAATATTAAACAGATTGGGTAAATTTATGAGTAACGGAATTTACTTAGCTAACGGAAATTGTTTGGATGTAATGAGAGATATTGAAGGAAGAAGCATTGAGAGTTCTAAGACCAGGTGGTTATCTGTTAGCTTTTGCAGGAACAAGAACTCAGCATAGAATGGCGGTACGAATTGAAGATGCTGGATTTGAGATAAGAGATATGATTGCTTGGGTGTATGGTGAAGGATTTCCAAAATCACACAATATCGGCAAGGCAGTTGATAAGTTGCAGGGGAATGAGAGGGAAGTAGTTGGTGAAGATAGAAGCGGTAGTGGTTCAACAGGTGTAGCTTGTAAGAATCTCAATCGTGATTTTATAGGTATCGAGATGGATGAAGAGTATTTTAAAACAGCTGAAACAAGAGTGGGTAATTATGATGCTTGATAGATCTCCTAATATCTCTCTCTATTGCGAATTATAATTAACCCACTCCTTATCTGGAGGTTTGAATGAATATTAACGATCTTATGAAATCAATACCGTCAGCAGATTCTATTAAACAATCTTTAGCTCGACATTCCCATCTCGAATTTATGAAATATACTTGGGATAAGGATTCAACACCATTCCTGATCGGGTATCATACTAAGAAGATTTGTGATTGGATCGATACCGCTTTTGATAACTATAAAAAGGGTATTAACTCCTATGCTGTGATAAGCGTTCCACACCGCCATGGTAAACTTATTTGTAATAATACAACTATTTTGACAAATAATAGGGGTTGGATAACTCACGGAGAGCTTAAAGTTGGAGATACTGTGTTCGGTAGATCAGGTGAACCTGTAAAGGTGTTAGCTGAAGGAAATCATAGTATTAATCCCGATGCAGATCACTTAATAAAGTTCTCAGATGGTTCTGAAATCTTAGCTCACGCTCAGCATGAGTGGGTAGTTTATGATAAATCTAAGCATAGATTTGTTGTATTGGAATCTCAAGAGATTCGTGATGGTTTATTGAAAGATATAGGTTATCATGTTGATCCAAAGATAGGTGAATCGGAAGTTAGAACTATAATAAGTATTGAGATAGTTGAAGCTCAGAAGGGTAAGTGTATTCAAGTTGAGGGAGGTGTATATCTCGTAGGTGAGAATATGATACCTACCCACAATTCCCAATTGGTTTCACGATCTCTCGTACCTCATTTTCTCGGAGAATTTGATGAGGGTGAGGTAATCACAGCTTCTTATAACTCCACAATTGCTGAGCGATTCTCTAAAGAAGCAAAATCCATTATTGAATCGGATAAATTTCTTGATGTCTATCCTTGGACTCGATTAGATTCCAACAATCGGGCTATCAAAGGTTGGGGATTAGATAATCAAAAAGGTCAAACTCTATGGAGTGGTATTGATGGTGCTCTTATAGGTGCAGGTGCGAATTTACTGATCGTGGATGATCCATTCAAAGGTAGAGGTGAAGCTAAATCTATGGTGATTCGTGATAAAAGATGGGAAGCATTCACCGAAGCAGCAATGACTCGATTAGCTCCAGTCCATATTGTAGTTGTTATTATGACTCGATGGGATGAAGACGATATTGTAGGAAGAATAAATAAAGAGATGGAAAGTAATCCACATTTTCCTAAATTCGATCAGCTTGTATTCCCTGCTCGCAATGAAGATTACGAATACGGCGATTATGGATCTGAATTTCTATTCCCCGATAGGTTTACAGATGAATGGTACAATTCACAATATGCCACTCTTGGATCTTTCGCATCATCCGCTCTTCTTGATTGTAATCCTAAACCGAAAGGTGGTAATATTCTCGGTGCTCAAGAGGGTGTGAACTGGCAATGGGTTAATGAAAAACCTGGCGATTTCGGAAGATTATACAGAGCTTGGGATTTAGCGTCTACTAAGCAAAATGCAGGTAGTGATCCTGATTATACTGTTGGAGTTAAGGGAGCTATAAAAGTTGAATTGACAAAAATAGTAGATCCTGTATCTCGAAAAGTTGATAAGCTGAAAACAGTATCAATCTACATTGATGATATTATCCGAATGAGAGAGGAAGCTACAAAGAGGAATACCAAAATGGTATTAGCAGCTGCCAATGATGGAAGCTCATGTATCCACTTTGTAGAGAGCTTCGGATCTCAAAAAGATACCGTATCAACATTGAAATCTATACTCGGTGGATCAAGGATTGTGAAAGGGGTTAGGCATAAAGGAGATAAAGATTTTAAAATAACAGAAGCTCTTGAAGTACCACTATCTATGGGTAATGTATTCATATCTCGGAAAGTAGATCCTAAATTATGGGAAGAGTTGTGTGAAGAGATTGAAGGTTATCCTTTTGTATCACATGATGATTTCTTGGATGCACTATCTATATTAGTAACAGAATTAACAAGTAAACAATATTCCGCTTGGTGGAGAAACAAATGAAGAAAATCAATGTAAGGAAATCTATACGAACCGATGGGTTAGAGAATGTTTTATCTCGAAAAGGTACATCTTCTTCCAAATCAGGATCAAAAAGATTCACAGCTTCTAACAAATTACCTGCTCATACGATCAGAAGTATTTATGAATCAGGTGGTGTCGGAGCTAAAATAATTACTCGTGTAGCTGACGATATTACTCGTAAAGGGTTTGAGATAAAAGATTCAAACGGTGAAGCTCTTATCAAGAAATTTAATAAACTGAAGGGTACTTCGATATTTAATCAAGCTATTCGCTGGGCAAGAGCTTATGGTGGATCTCTAATAATCATGGATGTTGAAGATGGTAAGGATTTAGAATCACCACTTCTCCCAAAATCGGGAGGGCATAAAATAAATAGCTTGAAAGTATATGAAGCAGGTAATACCCATCAAGTACAGGTGGAGTCTTATATCGAGGATAAGTACAATTCCAACTATGGAGATCCTGAGATATACAACATTTCTGGAGCTGATGGATCAAGATTCTCAATTCATTCATCAAGAGTTATACGATTAGATGGTAGACCTCTCGATACGATAAGTAGATCTAAAAATAATGGTTGGGATGGTAGCGAGCTTGATGTGGTATACGATTCACTATTATCAATGTTCTCTCAGCTCATGTCAGGGGAGCAAGTTCTCGATGAAATGGTAATCGGGACTCTAAAAGTGGAAAATTTGGACGCTCTATGTGTAGATTCAGAGGGTGAAGCTCTTCTAAGAAAGCGTATGGATCTCGTAGATACAACCAAATCTATTGAAAATACTATCGTTATTGACATCAATGAATCCTATGAGCGACATAGCGTAAATTTGTCAGGGATGAGTAATCTACAACAAAATGCTATGACTTTGGTAGCTGGTGCAGCTGATATTCCCGCTACATTCCTATATGGGTCTTCTCCTGATGGTCAAAATGCTACAGGTGAGAGCGATAGAGAGCAATATTTCGGTAAAATTGATGCTGAGAGATTGTATTTTTATAAACCTGCAATCCTTCAATTATTTGAGATAATGAGCGGTTCGGATGATCTCGATATAACATTCCCTGATCTCGGAGAAAGTAATTTCTATGATACGGCAAGAGGGTTTAATCATGTAACTAAAGGATTTTCAGATATGGTTGAGGCTGAAATCATAACTCGTGAAGAAGCCAGTAAGATGTTTTATGAATCAGGAGTAATAAATAAAATTACAATGAGTAGTTGACAATAATATAACTAAGTTGTATATTGTGGTATAGTGATCGAGTGATTGCTATACTTTTTTTTAATTTTAACACCGCTATGGTGTGGTTATGTCACGGCAGAAAGAGGACGATATGTTAATCAACGAGCACGACACTAAAAATTGGGACGGAATGATATTTAATGAGGATTGCTTTGATACATTTAAGCGAATATCTAAAAGTAGTGTAACTCATGTGTTTACTTCACCACCTTACAACCGCAAGAGAAACGACAAATACACTCACTATGACGACCAAATAAATGACTATTATACATTCCTTGTGAACATAGCAGAACAAGCGATGCGCGTTGCACGAGAGTTTGTGTTTATAAACATCCAGAAAACTACCACAATAAAATAAAAGAAGTGTTTGTTTGGGAAAAATCTAATCCTCTTCCAGCTTCGGGTAATTCAATAACAAATTCTTTTGAATACATTATTGTTCTTAACGATGGAGAAAAAAGTCTTAGATCGAAAACAACTTATACAAAAAATCACATTACAACAAGTGTGGCAAAAATGCCAAAGGAGCACAAAGCTGTTATGCACTATGATGTAGCAAAATGGTTTGCTGATAAGTTTTTCAAAGATGGAGACATTGTATATGATCCATTTATGGGAACAGGAACAACAGCACTGGCATGTAGAAGTGTTGGTGTAAAATGTTTTGGCTCTGAGTTGTCGTCGGAATATGTGGAAATGGCAAAGAAGAGAATCGAAGAATCAAAATAACATTAAGTTGGGGTGCGAAGTCGCCCCAAACGCTGTGGTTATGCCACTGTGGGAAGGATAGAAAATGAATAGTGCAACATTAGAAAAAGCTAAAGAAGTTCTAAAGTTAGTTAAAGAAAATTTTCCAAGAGCAAAACTGCTTCTGTGGGATGCAGATAATGCTGAAACGGGATACCACGATTTTGAAGATTTTGACTTAGAAGACGGTCAGAAGAAAGTTATACTTCTTGGAATCGATCTAAATCAAAAAGTATCTCTTGCTTGTGAGTTCAAATCAATAGTTGGTGAAGATGAAGAGGATGACAGTGAATACCCGTCCTTAACAGTTAGCGATGTTTAACAATAATCAAAATAACGATCCCATCGTGAACGATACGTCATTTGAAATAGAAATAATCACCAACGGGCGCAAGTCGCCCCAAATAGAAAGTAGGAATATATGGTTGATGCTATAAATCCAAAACATTACAAATCAGACTCATCGGGGATGGAGTGTATAGAGATAACCGAAATGTTGGATTTCTGTAGAGGTAATGCGGTCAAGTATGTGTGGAGAGCTGGAGATAAAGATCCCGATAAAACAATTGAGGATTTGAATAAAGCCGTTTGGTATCTAAAAAGATATAACCCCTCGGTCTTTAAACGGGAGGACCTTCTTAAACATAAGCTAATTAAATATCAAGAGGGTACGGATAACAAATTTAGAAGCGAAGTAATAGGTTGTATTGTTTTAGGAAATGTTTATAGAGCTATTGAATTAATAGAGCAATATATACTTCATAATTTATCATTGAAATCCACACCCTCTTAGGGTTGATCTCCTTACGGTGTTTCGATGACGATCGAAGATTGGTTTTGCTGTTCCATTCGGATAAAAAAACAGCTTCTTACATTTACAGTTTGAAATATTTCTCTCTTTTTTTATTTAAAAAATTAAACAATTCTCCGTTGATTTAGCTATATTGTAAATGTATAGTATAATTATTGGGGAAAATATGACAGAAATTCGTGTTGACAAAAATTCCGAAATTTCTTCAGTCACAAGAACAGATGAAGGGTATCTACGCATAAAAGCTCCTGTAGCTCGAAGCGGGATATATAAATATCGTTTGAGTGATGGATCTATTCAGCGTGAATTTATACCGCCTGAAACGCTATTCAATTCAGATTCACTCGACACATTAAAGCTAAAACCTGTTACAAGAGATCACCCCTCTAATTTTGTAGATTCTAAATCATTCAATCGAGATGCTGTTGGATTTACATCAGAGCAGATCGATTCCGATAAAAATATGATATATGTTGATTTCTTAGTAACATCTCAAGACGGTATAGATTTTATCGAATCGGGAGTAAATCAACTATCACCTGCTTATCAGTGTGATGTTATCAAACAATCAGGTATAACTGAATCGGGTGAACATTATGATGCAATTCAGAGAAATAGGGTATATAATCACTTAGCTCTTGTAGATAAGGCGAGAGGTGGATCTTCTTTATCTTTTAAAATGGATGGTGAAGATGTTGATTGCGGTATAGAAACAAATGATAGTATAACGGAAGGGGATGAACCTATGGCAAAATCAGTGCGTATTGATGGTGTCGATCATTCCGTGGAAGATTCAGTTGCAGAACATATTGCATCTTTGAATCAAAAAGCGGAAAAAGTTGATTCGTTGGAGAACGAAAAGATTACATTGGAAGCTAAAATTGATGCAAAAGATGCAGAGATTGAAGCCTTGAAGCAATCTGTAATTACAGATGCAGAGATCCAAGCTCGTGTAGATTCACGGGTAGCTTTGATTTCTACAGCTAAAGAGTTTGTGGGTGAAGAGCTTAAAACAGACGGTGATGATTTATCCGTAATGGAGCAAGTTGTCCTTAAAGCATTTCCACAATCTAAAGAGAAAATGGATTCATACGAAGGTGAATCTAAAACTGTTTATTGTAAAGCTCTTTTTGATGCAGCTATTGACAGCAAAGCAAAAGATCAAGATGCAAAAAATCGTGAGAAGTTGAATAAAAAGGATCACTCTGATAAACGTGAAGATTCGGAATCTAAGTTTGTCGAAGCGATTCAAAACAAATGGAAGGATGCGTAATCATGCAAACTGAATTTAATGCAAATCGCGATCGCTTAATTGAGGGTATGATTACTCCTAATTCTGTGATTGAGAAAATCACCCTTATGCCCACCGAAACTATCTTGTTTGGTAAAGCTATTAAACGTGGTACTGTTGAAGGTACAGCATCTAACATTGATGAAGATGGAACTACAGATACTATTGTCGGTATCTCTATTCGTCGTCATAGTACCGTTGGAGGATATGAAATCTCAAATGAGATGCCCGTTCTTACAAAAGGCGCTATAGCTGTTAAAGTTCTTGACTCTGTAACTGTTGAACCAGGTGAAGAAGCGTTCTATATCGTAGATGATACAAACTTCGGTAAATGGACGAATGTGGCAGGATCAAATACCGCTTCTTGTGGAGCTGTTTTTCAGAGTGCTAAGAAAAACGATGATCTCGCAATCGTAAAAGTAAACATTCTCGCATAAGAAAGGTAATTGAAAATGTCTAATTACAAAAAAGATGCTCAAGATTCATTATTTATTGATCAGGAATTGGAATCAGTAAAAGATGAAGTCTACATCCAATATCCTATTGGTAAGTATGCCAGCTTAGTACCTGTTGATTCATCCGATGATGAAGGTGCTGAATCTGTTGGTTATCTCCAATTTGATAGCGTTGGTCAATCTGCGATTATCGCAGCAGGTGATACGGATTCACCATCTGTTGACGCTTTCGTTAAGAAGATCTTACTCCCTGTTCACGAAATCGGAAACCATTTTAAATGGGATACTCGAGAAGTTCGCAATTCTCGTATGGCGGGTCGTAAACTCGATGCTATCAAAGCTCGTGTTGCTGCACAGGTAACAGAAGCCTATCACGATAAGATCTGTATGCTCGGTGATGGTACAAACGATCGTGAATTTGGTGGTATGTACGGTATCGTATTTCACCCGAACGTATCTAAGATCTCTTCATCTAAAACATTCGCTACAGCTACAAATGCGGAAATTCTCAAATACTTCTCCGATATGGTCGTGAAGATTGTAAAAGATACCAAAGAAGTGTATCGTCCTGATACTTTCGCTATGAGTGATGTTGTGATTGCTGAATTGCGAGGTCGTGTACTTGATGCAACCACTCGTACTCTTTGGGATCAAATCAAAGAAACGTATTCTGGTTTCAAATTTGAAACTCACTATACGCTTGAGAATGTTGGTAAGAATCCAACCTCAGGTGATGTTGCAGATACAAGAGTAATCCTTTGCTACAAAAAGGATAAATCTGTTCTCCGGTATAAAATGCCTATGCCTTACAAACTCTTACCAACTGTATTTACAGGTCGTGAGTGGAAAACTGAAACAAGCTCTACATCAGCGGGTGTTGAAGTTCGTCAACCTCTTGCAGTTGTGGTATTCCACAGCTTCTAATTGTAATCGGGGGATAGGGTAGCTCTTGATTGAGTTGCTCTATCCTCATTATTTATAAGGAGATATTAGAATGGCAGTAAAAATTAAGAGTGACAAAGCGTGCTCTATTGTTATTGAAGAAGTTACAATCAATCCCCAAATAACAGAAATCTCTGATGCGGATTACGCTAAAGTAAAAGATTCTGTTGATTACAAAGCTCTGAAATCTCAAGGTTCTGTATTTGAGATTCAAGAACAGATCGATGAACCTGAAGTATCAGGAGAGATCACTATTGATAAAATGAGTGTTGCTCAACTTAAATCTTATGCTAAAGATTTGGGATTAGAGCTTCCCGAAGGTGCTAAGAAAGCAGAAATCGTTGATCTTATTAAAGAGATTGAAGAGTAATAAATGAGTGATATTGTATTTGATGCTGAAACGATAATCGGACAGAGAGCTTCTAAGTATGCTGATGATGAGCGGATTCCTAATCTACTAATCATTGCGGAAGAGTTATTAGGTGATAAGATACCTAAGACTAATCCAAGAGAGTATGCTAAAGCTCTTCAAGTCCTCCATTGGTTGACACTTGATGATCTCGCTGAGGATGGTGCGAGTGGAACAGGTTCTATAGCTATGGAGAAAGAGGGGGATTTACAGGTCAAGTACAATAACGCTACAGGTAATCTTATGTACTTTCAATCTGATTGGAAGAGTGATCTAACGAGAACTGGTTGGGGATTAGAACTATATGCTTTCATAAAGAGGTATATAGTTTTAGCCGTTACGAGATTTTCATGGTAAAACCTATCATCAAAGATAAGGGATTGAATAGAATCGCTAAGAACTCTTACTCTATGAGAAAAGAGAAGAAAGAGATCAGAGTTGGTTTATTTCAAGATACAAAATCAGACGATGGTAAACATACAATATCAGCTCTTGGTTTAATAAACGAAACCGTAAAATACGGACTCAATGAACCGAGAGCTTTTATGAAATTAACAGCTGAAAGATATGCAGATGATGCTTGTGATCAACTTGGAAATTCTGTATGGCACATATTGATAGGTAAGAAAAGTCAATCTCAAGTACTTCAAGAGGTTGGAGATAATTACTCGGATGAGATAAAGAAGACTATCAATACTATGGATAAATCAAAATTTGCTAATACTCCAGCTACAATAGCTGCAAAGAACGGTAATAGTGATCCGCTTATAAAATCAGGAACTATGAGAGATTCGGTAACAGCAAGAGTGATGGGTAAAACAAGAGGCTCAAAATGAGAAGACAATCAATAACAGCTTATAGAAAATCTCATATTGAAGTATTACCCGATGGAACAGTTATCACAGGTGATGAACAAGAGATAAATATTAGAGCTTCCATACAACCATTTGATAAGAAACAGATGGAGCAATACCCCCATCTTCGTAATTATAAACAACTTTACACTCTCTACTCAGATACACCATTACAGGTATCAAAAGCAGGTAAAACAGAGTGTGATATTGTCAGTATTTATGATGATAGATTTGATGTATTGAGTAATGAACAGTGGCAAAATAAGATTAGATCTCACTACAAAATTATAATAGGAAAGTAGTTATTATGGTATCAACATTTAACGAATCTGAATTTAGATCTAATATCATAGAGCTTATACATTTTGTATATCCTAATCTGGCAGGTGAAAAGATGATGGATATTCAAATAGAAAATATCTCCCGATTAGGTACAGATTATCAATACAGCAATGATGGTACAATGAAATACTATGCAGGTGATCGAATTGTTCGAGTTAGTATGGAACTATTCTCTCCAAATGCTATGGAAATGGTATCTCATATTAAAGATATGTGGGGAACTGTTGTGTTGAGATCTAAAATGCAGAATATGAAGATTTGTCATATCTTAGGTGATGATGTATACGACAGCTCACGGATTCATGGGGAGACTCAATTTGTCAATTCCGTAGAGTGGGTTACTAAGTTTCAAGCCATTACTGAATATTCTGTAGACATTGATGAATTAAGCTATATTAACAATGTGGAGTTAGACGGTGAAATATACAAATAGGGAGGTATAAATGAGTGGCAATGACAGAATTGTTAAGGTCAACATTACCAAAGGGTCGAGAGGTGTTCAGAGTGCTAATTTTGCAACTCCATTATTCTTGGCAGATGAGAGTGATAAGAAAGGTTCAGGTGTCGTCCAGGCATATACCTCTCTTACAGGAGTGAATGAGGTATACGATGATACTGATGCGGTAGCTATTGCAGCAAGAGCACATTTTATCCAACCTCTCGCATCGGGAGTATTCAAAGTTGGATTTTGGGATAGTGATACAGATACTGCTCCAGAAGCTCTAAACTCTATTGTTGATGTAGATAATCAATGGTATGGATTGACTGTAAATGATATTACAGAGCGATCAGAGTTTGCTGATATTGCACAATGGTGTGAGCTTAATAAGAAATTTCTATTCACTGTAGATAATCTAACTGAAATGTTCGATTCTTCCGATACTACATCTATCGCAGGAAGAATCAATGCTGTTGGAGTTAGTAAGGCTTGTTGTATTTATAATGAAGTAGCTCGCACTAACGGAACTCCCGCTTCTTATATAGATGTTGGTTTCGCATCTCACATTCTCGGTAAAGTTATCGGTAGCTACACAGCAGAGTTCAAAAATGTTAATGGAGCTATTGCTGATAATATCACTGAGACTAATAGATTGAATATTTATGGTAAGAACGCTCTTACTTATACAGAACTCTATGGTCGTGATGTTATAGAGAACTCAAGAGTTCTTGATGGAACAGCTTATGATCCTTCTACTGGTGTCGGTGGAGAGTGGATTGATATTGAGATCGGTGTTGATTGGATTGAATCTCGTATGCAAGAAGCTGTAGCTTCTCTAATTATGTTCTCTGAGAAGATAGCGTATACCGATAATGGTATTGGTTTGATCGTATCAGAAGTAGAAAGAATCCTAAATATAGGAGTACAACGAGGTCTTATTGATACTTTTGATGTAAGTGCTGAACCAGCTCTCGACCAGAGTGTTGAAGATCGTAACGCTCGTAAATACAATGGTATTACTTGGGAAGCTCGCTTGGCAGGAGCTGTCCATAGTACCGTAATTAACGGAACAGTGGAGGTATAACAATGCTATTCCAATATAGTGCTCAAAATGTAAATATTGCATTAAGTGGGTTTGCACCACTCTTTTTGCAGAAATTCGGTTCATCATCACATACCGTATCGGGATATGGTGAAGATACATTTCTCGAAATAGAAATCGACGAGGATGCTTTTGCTACCACTGTTGGATCAGATGGTGTTGTTGTTAGATCTCTTGTAGCTAATCCGTTAGCTACAGGAACTATAACTCTTCAACAGTCATCACCATCTAATTTGATCTTTGAGGGATTGCACCAGATTGATAAAAGTTTTGTAGGAGCAGGATTGTTTAGCTTTTCTGTAACAACACCTCTTGTACAATCAAGTCTTGTGCAATCAGGATTCGGAACAGGTTCTACATTCACAGCTACAGCTTGGATCGAGAACACGGCTAATTATAGTTTCGGCAAAGAATCGGGCGAAAGAGCTTGGAGTATGAAATTTGTTGATCCTGTTATCGAGGGTTCTACTCTCAACAACTTGCTCAATATTGGAGCTTCTACAGCTAACATTGTTCGTACTGTTAAAACTATGGTAAATACACTGTAAATCTAAATCTTAGGAGAGATTGTGAAAGAGATAACTAAAGAAATTGATGGATGTATAGTAACATTAAAGGGGTGGGGATTCCTCACCCTAATAAACCGCAAAAGAGATGTTATCAAATGGGCTTCTGAAAATTCAAATTCTGTAATGGAATTATTTGATTCGATTTCTGATAAAGAAGTGGACCATTTCTTGGTAGCTACCGCTATCGGTGAGATGATGAATATTCTATCTGAGAAGGTTATGGTATCAGCAATGCTTACCCTTTTGAAAGGTGTACGCATAGATGGTGTTGAGATAACGACCAAGGAAGAGCTTGATGAATTTTTCTCATCTCGATCTACACTCTTCTACAAAATCGCAGGATTTGTATTGGAGGTGAACTACGGTGATTTTTTGGAGATGGGGAGGAACTGGTTAAAATCGGTATCCTCAGCGAGCAAGGAAGAAAACGTAGGATAAAAAGAGAAGCCCTCTCCAAATCTAAACAATCTGGAGAGGATAAGAAATACAAAGCTAAGTATGAAAAGATTATGAGCGAGTATTGCGATGATTTCAAAGAGGAAATGATCGCATACTTCCTTGTAACCAACGGAGTGTGTACTCTTGATGATGTTTATTATAAGTACACACTATCCGATATTCTAAAACTACAGGAAATGTTGAGCTTAAAATCGGAGCTGGAGGGGTAGATGGCTGTAGTACGAGAATTGGTAACAAAGCTATCCTATCTTGTCGATAATTCGGGATTGGAGAAGTACCAAAAAGCTCTTAATAAGATCCGAGGTAGTGGTGGTCGTGGTCGTAATAACGACAAGAGAGTCCGAGATTATGAAAATGCTCATGCTCAAGCTCTTCTTATACAAGAGAAGAGGGTTACGAAAGAGAAAGAAAAGCAAGCTCAGGTAGCTGAAAGAAGCTATAAAAGGCAACATTCTTTAGCTCTTCGTATGAATAGAGAATATGATGCGAGAGTTAGAAAAGAAAGAGCCGAAGCTAAAAGAAGAGAGCGTGAACTTCGGATAGCTCAGAATAGGCGAATAGCTGATGAACGAAGAAGGGTTAATACTCAGAGATCCATTGCTCGTGATGTAAGATCTGTATCTATGGGTGGTGCTCTTGTAACAGGTGGAGTTTTAGCTTCACAATTAGCAACAGGTAAGAAAGCATTTGATGCTATTGCTGAATATCGTAAAATTCAGGCAGGTCTTACAGCTCTTTATCGTGGAGATGTTGTTAAATCTCAGGAAGCGTTCGATGCTTTTGAACAATTAGCTCTTGCTACTCCATTGAGTACACAATCTATTGGTGATTTAGGTAGATCACTTATAGCGATTGGTAAACCTCTCGATGAAACAGTTAAAACAATAGAACGTATCGGTGAAGTAACATTTGGGGATAACTTACTCTTAGAGCGTGTTGGTGTCCAATACGCTCAAGCGTTCGCTAAAGGATATGCAGATCTTAGAGATTTGAAGCCTATGGCTAATGCTAACATACCTATATTCACGGCTCTCGCAGATTCTCTTGGAGTAACTGTAGCTGAAATTTATAAAATGACATCAGCTCGTGAGATCACTATTGATAAGCTCGATAAAGCTCTTGCTCACCTTGCAGATGATGGTGGTCAGTACAGCGGAGCTATGAAGTTAATGATGGATCAACTTGCTGGTAGAGAGCTTATGGTCAAAGAGAGATTTGAAATCTTAATGAGGAATATAGGTGAAGATCTCGAACCTGTATTCAAAATCTTCCTTACTCTGTTGAGAAGTACCATAGATTTTATGAGAAAATTACACCCCATATTTAGGACGTATCTTCCTCTATTGTTGACAATAGGTACAGCTATGACCTTATTCATGTTTATAACATTTAGATTGATATCTTCTCTATATCTTCTAAGAGGTGCAATAAGAGCGCATATTATAAATTTGGGTCTCCAGAATGTAACTCTAAAATCAACCATAGCCGCAAAAATAGCTAATATTAAAGCAATACTTTTCAACACTAAAGCGTTCATAGCTCATACTGCATCTATAATTAGTTTGACTAAGATTCTTGCTTTCCTGAAAGCAGTATTTATTATTATTAAAGTTAAACTTGCTGTTGTTTTAGGAGCGGTGTTTGTGAAAATCGTACTTGTTGTTGGAGCTTTAGTAGCTCTATATGTTGCTGTGAAAAAACTTAAAGACATATTCAAAAAAGTTAAAGACATATTCAGCAAGAAATCAAGAGAAGAAACCAAAAAATATAAAGATAGGATGGATTCTTGGATCAATGATAGTAATAAATACTTGGATAATGTTAGAAATCATAATAAAGGTACTGCTCAAAATATAAATGTGAATGTTGATTCAAAATTACAAGTTCCCGAAGGTACTACTAAAGACCAAGAAGAACATTTGAGAACAGTTGCTAATTCAGCTGTCACGGAGGTATTTTCTCGTGAGATGGTAAAACTACAAGCTCAATCAGCAGGTATATAATGTCAATATTTGTGATAAATCAAGCTACTAAAAAGATACCATCAATCGGTACTCTAAAATTAGACACCACAATTGATGAATCTCACAATCATAGTAATACGATTACAGATCACCCTATTGAATCAGGGTTTTCTGTATCGGATGCCATAATTCATAATCCAATGAGTCTTAGCATTACAGGTATAATATCCACACACTCTCTCTATCCCGATAGAATGAATGATGGTAATTCTCCATATCGAGCAGATTCTGCTTATAGCAAATTGGTTCAATTGAGTAATGCTGACGCTCTTGTAACAGTAGTATCAACACTCAAGACGTATACTAATATGGGTATTGAATCAATATCCGTTCCAAGAAATTCAGGTATCGGACAAGCTCTTGAGTTCTCAATAACATTCAAAAAAGTTCGTGTTGTGGATGCGTCAGCTATACAAATCGAGCAATTAACAGGTAATGATACCGCTCTGCTTGTATCGGAATCAGATAATCCTGAGCATGCGTTATCGGATTTTGATACACCCGATAATACGAGAGTTTACATAGAAAAGTATTTAATCAATGCTCACCTTGCAGATTACTCTTTAAAAGCTCTTACGGAGAGAGCCGAAAGGATTAGAATATCTCAA